GTTCTCGGGCGACTATAATTCCTGCGACAAGATTGCCAGCCAGATGGGCGGCAAGCTGCTGGTCGTCGATACGGACGAGGACCTGAAGGAGCTCGTCTCTAACCGTCCCTCTCCGGCGTGGATGGGAATGATGACCGCCATTGAGCGCGACATCGTCCGCCTGCTCCCTTACGAGTACCAGGTTGACCCCTCCAAGATTGGGGGGGCATCGGTCAGGCTTACGGCAAGCAAGGTTTCACGATGGGCTGCCAAGTGGCAGAGCATCCTCATCGACAACCTTGACAGGGTGTACGACTACGTCATCGCGGACGCCATCGCCAAGGGCAAGTTGCCCGACGACCCGGACTTCAACCGCAAGTCTTGGATCACGCCCCGCGACATCACCGTGGACGCTGGCCGCGAAGCCGCCCAGGACCGCGCCGACCTGCAGATGGGACTGACCACCGCGCAGGCCATCCTCGGCAAGAAGGGCATGACCTACGACGAGGTGCTCGAACAGCGAGCCGTCGAGATGGAGAAGCTCGTGCAGAAGTCCAAGGAGCGCAACCTCCCGCTCTGGATGCTTTACCAGTCGGCCTTCAACTGGCTGCAGCAGGGTCAGGCCGCAAGCCAGACCCCCGAAGACGTCGCTGACAACCTCGACCTCCCTCCCCCTCCCGAACCCTCTAACCCATGAAGTGCTTAATCAACGGCCTGTCAGGCCGCGAGCCCCTGCTCTGCGACCCCATCAAGGCCGCGAACCACATGAAGTACGCCGAGAAATACGGCGTCGTGGACAGCGTCCTCGATATGTTCTTCAACCCTGTGGTGAAGCCTTACATCACGCAAGGCGGGACTGCTGTCATCCAGGTCAACGGTTTTCTCGGGACCGGCCTGACCAAGTTCGAGAAGATGACCGGGGCTTCCGACATGATCGAAATCGGCGAGGCCATCGACGAGATGCTCGCCAATCCTGCGGTCAAGCGCATCGCCTTCGAGGTCGATTCCCCTGGCGGCACTGTGGTCGGCACGCCTGAGCTCGCAGACAAGATCGCCAACATCCCCCTGCCGACGATGTCCTACGCCCGCAAGCTGATGGCCTCGGGCGCGTTCTACACCGGGTCGCAGGCGGACTACGTCATCGCCAGCCCCTCGGCCATGGTCGGCTCCATCGGCGTGGTCGCCGTGGATGAGTCCTACGACGAAGCCTTCAAGAACATGGGCATCAAGGTCGAGGTCTTCCGTGCTGGCAAATACAAGGCCCCGAACATCGCGGGCGAAGGCTACACGGACGATATGCGCGCCCTCGAGCAGAAGGCCATCGAAGCCGCGCACGAAGAGTTCAAGCAGACCGTCCTGCGCAAGCGCTCGCTCGCCCGCCGTGAAGACATGGAAGGTCAGGTGTTCAACGGACGCGAAGCCGCCAACAAGAACCTGATCACCGGGCTGGCCTCGTCCTTCGCCGAAGCCCTCGCGGCTTTCGAGCAGGCGGCTTAACCTTCCCCCCTACGCAATAGTATATGACCATCGAAGAACGCTTCAAGGCCGCCGAGGCCGCTGTCGTCTCCCTCACCGCTGAACGCGACGACCTCCGCAAGACGGTCGAAGCTTCTGTCGTCAACGTCTCCGCCGAACTGGAACAGGCCAAGGTCGAAGCCGCCGCCAAGGACCATAAGGTCCAGGAGCTGGAAGCAGCCCTCGCCGCCGCAAACGCCAAGGTCGCCGAACTCGAAGCCGCTCAGGCCACCGCCTCGGTCGAGGCCGCGAACATCCTCGCCGCCTCCGGTGTCGAGCCTGTCGCCGCCCCTGTCGCTCAGGCCGCCGCCCTCTCCGTCGCCGAGCAGTACGCCGCGATGCCTGCTGGTCCCGAGCGCCGTGCCTTCCTCAAGAAGCACAAGGCCGTCCTCTTCGCCCAGAAATAATTTCCCAACCCTTCACCCACTAAAACACACCTATGGCTAACACCATCAACAGCGCTCTGATCGTCGATACCGTCGCCGAGCTCAGCCTCACCTCCCTCTCGAACCGCCTCGCGGCCCTCGGTAACTTCGCCTCCGACTTCTCCTCGGACGTGAAGCGCCCGAAGGACGTCGTCCAGGTGGCTCTCTCCACCGCTGGCAGCGCCACGCTGACCAACCCGACCTCGTTCAATTCCATCGGCGACAGCACCCTGGGCGCGACCGCCGTGTCCTTGAATCACCTGTATCAGCCCTTCGGCCTGTCCTACGCTGACATCCAGAACGGCATCAAGCTGGAGAAGATTCTCAAGGTGAACATGGACAAGCTCGCCGACTCCATCTGGGCCGCCGCTACCGCTCCGATCACCGTCGCCAACTTCGGCGCCGCCACCGTCACCGCCGCCGACTCCGCCGTCACCCCTGGCTCTGCTCAGCTGAAGGCTCTCTGGGCCGGTGTCTCGAAGGCTGGTCGCAAGACCCTGATCGTCAACCCGGGCATCTACAGCCAGCTCATCCCGACCTCCACGACCTCCATCCCGCTCTCCGCTGGTGCGTACGGTTTCGACGGCGGCGTGTTCTACGCTTCGTCCTTCCCCTCGGAACTGAAGCTCGCTGGTTTCGCGGTTTCTTCGGAAGCCATCGCCATGGCCGCTGCCGCCCCTGACCTCGACTCCGTCGGCAACGACTTCCTCGTCCGCGAAGTCGTCCCGATCGAAGGTCTCGGCATCTCGGTCTACTACAACGTCTGGGCTGACAAGAGCACCCGCAACCTCATCGGTTCCATGGAACTGATGTTCGGCGCGAACAAGGCGATTACGACCGGCACGCTCGCCTCGGTCTACAACCCCTAATCGGGGCTGAGCCTCAGAACAGCCCCCAGCGATGGGGGCTTTTTTGTATCCCCTAATCCCAACCCACCCCACCCTCATGAGCATCTACGGTTCCTTCCTGTCGGACTATCAATCCATCCTGGCTGACATCGGCGTCCCGGCCACCGTCGGGGGCAACCTGTTCCTGGTCGGCCTGTCCTCCCCGATGAACACCCCCCGCTTTGATGCTGGGGGCTTCACTGAGGAGAAGATGTGGACGGTGCGTTTCGCCGCCGCTACGGCCCCTTGGACGGCTTCTGACGGTCGGGTTGGGGGTCAGGTCGCCACCTTGGCCTCGGGGGCTCCTATCGCCTCCCTAGCCCCGGGCAAGAAACTGACGGTCAACGGCCAAGTCCTGCGGGTCAAGGGTCAGTCCTACAAGCAGGCTTCGGCGGTCATCGAACTGCAGTGCATCGACGATAACCAGTAATGGCGAAGCAGACAGCCATCGAGCCTGCCAGCCTCGCGGACTTCAACGCGGCGCTCAAGCACTTTGCCGAAGAGGTCAAGGGCGACATGGAGATGATTACCCGTGAGCAAATCAGGCTGATGTGCCGAGACGCCATGACCTTCACCCCCCCGATGCCTAAGGGCGGGGGCCGTGGCCTGAGCGCCGCCGCCCATAAGGCTGGCATGAACAAGCTGGGGAATGACGTTAAGCGCATCTTCATCCCCGAGGACGCCCCGGTCAAAGGCCGTGCCGTTTTCCTCCGCCAGATCATCAACGCGGTCAAAGGCAACGATACGCAGACGTTCTACGAGCTACATTCCGATGTGACCGAATCCCGCATCAACTCCCTGTCACCGGTCATGCGCAAGATCATGGAGGACACCAACTGGAAGCGAGCCCAGGAGAAGGCCAAGAACTACTTGGCAAAGGCCAACATCTTCGGACGAATCACCCCTGTGGCCGGAGTCACCAGCGACCCGGGTCCAATCCACGATAAATACAAGAAGGCCGTGGGCGGACGCTGGAAGCGAAACCAGCCTGTCGGCGGTCCTCAATACTTCATCCCGACCAAGCAGATGCTGGAAGCCTACATCGCCAAGCGGCAGTTCAAGGTAGGCCGCGTCAAGTCCGGCTGGGCTTCGGTCATGGAGCAGGTCCCCAAGTCCGTAAGCAAGAAAGGGGTCGAGCGTAACTTCGGCGTATTCAAGGCCCCCTGGGTCGATGCCAACAAGCGGTCTTCGCAGGGCGTGTTCAGCGCAACCCGGAGCCCCGGCTTTGTCTCGATGACGGTCATGAACCTGATCGGCAACGTCAACCAAGTGGCCACCGAAGCGAACACGGAGAACATCGTCTACGGAAACCGCGTCAAACAGATGCGCGCAGCCGTGCTGGCAAAGCTTGAAAAAACCATCAAGCAGGCTAACAATCGTAAGAAATAACTTTATGGGAACCAAATCCGCCCGACACATCGTGGAAGCCGCCTTGGCCTCCTACCTCTCCGCCCAGGTCGAACTGACCGGGGTCAACATCTACACCGGAGACGGTGCGGATACCAACGTGCTGCCTAAGGCCATCGTCCTCTGCGACTCGGCCCGCCTGCCCAACGACTTCCCTGACGGCCTCGGCAACTACTCCTGCTCGGTCCGCGTGACCCTGTTCGACTCAGCCGACGACGTGACCCTCACGGATCACCGCGCCCGGGTGGCCGCCATCGCCGGAGCCATGCAGGACGTGGAGGCCATTCAGGCCACCTTCACCTCGCAGGGCGATGCCCACTGCTACGACGTCACCCCCCTGTCGGAAGACGAGGGGGTCAACGAGCGCTCCTGGGCGTCCGTAATGGTCTACGATGTCCTAGTGGTCGTGAACCCGGAAGCCTAACCTTCCCTCGGAAACAATAGGTATATGTGCGCAGCCATCGTCAAAGGGGTTCAAGCAATCTACGCAATGCCCGGTGCGTCCGTGGCAAACGCAGTCGTCCAGTCCTACACCAACGACGGCGAGTTCTCCAACGAAGCCACCATCGTCGATGAAGAGGGTTTGACTGTCGCTTGGCGCGGCGATGACCGCAAGACGCAGATCAGCGTTGAGCTGATTGCCAAGACCACGGCCATCCCGGTCCTCGGCGCATCCTTCTCCCTGACGGTCAACACCGCCTCTTCTTATTCTGGCGGCTCGGCTTCTACCGCTTTCTCTGGCTGGGTGACCAAGGTCTCAGACAAGGGCTCGAACCGCGGCTACTCCGCCGTGACTGTCACTGCCGTAGGCTACGAAGCCGTCACTGCTTAACCGCATGGATAAGCGGTTCACATCCGCTTTCACGGACCCAGGGATGACCAAGCTCCTGGGCCGTTTTGTTTCCCCTTTCTGCCTGCTTCACCGGGTGCAACTGGAAGCAGCCGAAAGCCCCCTGCTCCGTTCCGACGCAGGCATCCGTCCGCTCGACCTGCTGGTGGCCGTCAAGATCTGCTCTGGTGAGCGCATCGACAAGATGACGTGGAAGGACTCCTGGTATCTCGGCAAGATGACCTCGAGCGAAGATTACTTCTGCGATCAGATTGACCGCTTCTCTCAGTTCGTCCTCGTCACCGCTTGGCCTAAGTTCTGGGAAAAGAAAGCCAAGGCCGCCGAGTCGTCCGGTGTTCCTTGGCCGCTGTCCGTAGTCTCGAACCTCATCGCCAACGGCATCCCGGAAGAGCGCGCTTGGAGGATGCCCGAGTGTCAGGCCATCTGGCTTAACTCCGCCTTCGCGATCAGCAAGGGAGCCGAACTGAAAGTCCTCACCACCGAGGACGAAGAGCTGATTGAAACCCTCGAAAAACAACCATGAGCGAAGTCGTAAAGTTCAGCATCAACGGCGACACCAACGCCGACCAGGTAACGGACAAGGTCAAGAAGTCCGTCAGCCAATTGGAGAAGAACATGGAGGGGATTCAAAACCGCTTCAAGTCCTTCGGCAAGGACCTGTTCCTTTCCTTCGCGGCCCCGATGGTCCTGCTCAATTCAGCCATCAACATGGTGTCGGCCTCCATCGAGAAGGCCCGCCAAGAGACGCGTGACGCCATCGCCGACGCCGAGAAGGGCGAGAACAAGTATATGCGCGCAGGCACGGTCACCTCCGCCCGGGAAGTCGCCGCCCGCAGGCAGGATGCTTTGGATCGTAAGAACGCCAAGCTCGCAGCCGAAGCCCTTGCCGAAGAGCAGGGCGCTCAAGGAGGCGTGCTAGGGTTCGGTGGTGAGGCTGACAGGGCTTTGGTTCAATACGCGGAAGAGGGTGATGGAATCATGGGCAAGCTTGGCCGTAGTGCCAACGCGGCGCTCATGTTCTTTGGCATCAATTCGATGTCCAAAAATGAAGAGATGCAGAAGATTCTGGAGCGCCGTGCCGGTGAGCGTGTAGCCACCGACCCTACCGCTCAGGCCGCCGCCAAGCAGAAGGAAGCAGCCGAAGCCCAGATCGCGGCTCAGAAGGAAGTGGATAAGATGCCGACCAGTTTCAAGGGACCTGACGGTGGTTTCTCAAATGTCGTCGGCGTAGGCGCAAACCCTGTCATCGAGGCCATGACCGCACAGCTGGAAGAAGCCAAGAAGACCAACGAACTATTGGCCCAACTCGTTACCCCCAACGCCGGACGCACCGACGGATGGATCGCAAACACCACCGCGTCGCCTTCCCGCGCCGCCATGCTTCAGGGCAAATAACTTTATGGCACGTCAAGACTACGGCAACGAACTGACCACCCCGGTCCAACAGCCTGGTGGCAAACTCAGCAACGACGGCTACGGCCTGCTGACGGCTACGGTCGTCTGGAAGGCCAATAAGAACAACGACCTTTCGGTCGGCAACCGCGGCTCGACCTGCCCTCTCAACGGAGCGCTTAACGCCCATAAGTTCGGCGTGACCTATGACGCCCTTGGCGTGGCGACCATTACGGTCGATTACATCGGCATCGACCCTGCGGTGAACAACGGACAGTTCACGAACCCGGAAGTGTCGGCCTCCAATGGCCTGACCTCAGAGAACATCACGACCAACCCCAACTTCTTCCAAGATGGTGGCGACGGATACTCTGGACGGATCGCAGGGCCTCCTGGCTCGTTCGCACAATCCCCGCTCGGGCCGCTGGTCGAAATCAAGGACCCCGCCGAATACATCCAAGTCATCACCGGAAGCACCGTCGCTTTCGTCAACAAGAAGCAGTCATACATCGGACTCAACGGCGCTTGCTTTGAGAGCATCAACGGAGGCCGCTTCATCGGGTTCGTTGACCCGACGCACAAGCACTTCTACGGCAAGACGAACTACCTGTCCCCGCAGTCGTCCTTCTCCGGCCACTTCTACACGACCGAATCTTCTGAGGTCACCAATATGCTTTCGTACCTCGGCACGAGCTCCCGCGACAACGATTGGTCCAGCGTCCTTCCGCGTATCATCCCTGACTATGCCGGAACCTCTTGGATTTCCAGCGCCGAGAACGGATCGTTCAATCAGCTCCTTCTTTCACAGGTCAACGTGGAAGACTTCGGCCTGCTCTACAAGGTCAACTATGAGGTCCGTTATAGCGTGCAGGGTTGGAACGATAAGGTATACCGTGACAACCGCCTGATCTGACATGGACCAAATCCAACCCGGAAACGGATACACCTTCAAGGCTTCGTCCAGCGGCTTTAGCCTGGACATCGAGAAGCCATGGACTCCACCCCTAGGGGATGGCGTGTATGTCGGGGTGAAACTCCCCCCATTCCCGGACATCAACGGACCAGAGATTCCCGACCCGCTGTTCCCCGAGTACGAATACACCGACCTGCAGTTCAAGGTCGATACCCTCGTAGTTGGAGACAAGCAGTACGTCCGCGTCTCGAAGGGGGCCGTAAACTATACTGTCAGCAATATGCCAGAAGTCTGGAAGGGCGCGACCTCGGATGTTAGGCAGGCTTGGATCAAGTCCGTCGCCGTCAGGCCGGGCATCTCCATGGTCAACGGAGGCAACCCTGGCAGCTCGTGGATGGAGGACGGCGGCTATTACATCCTGCCGAATACCGGGACCTACTACGTCACGATCAGCAAGATTGACGTGTCTGGCTCCGTCTCGACCTCTCCGCTGGTTCAGACCGAAGTCCCTTTCGTCTCCATCTTCAGCGCAGATTCCGACCTGTACGCGAAGATTTTCTCGGAGACAGGTCCGTCCCAATATCTGAACACGACCAACGTCCAGAAGATGTCAGGCTATGACGCGGACTCCACCGGCCTTGATGGTGATTTCGGCAACTGTCACACGACTTGGTTCCTGCCTGTCAAGTGGGGCTATGCCTGCAAGATTATCGCAGTCATCGAGGCCGTGACGCCTGTCATCACTGAGCCGACCATCGAGGTGCTTCGTCCTGCCAGCGCCATCAACAACGAAGTCCACCGAATCACCCTCCCTCCAGACCTTAAGAAGATGGGCGGGTTCCAGCTGCAGTACCAGGAAGGCTTCTTCAACAGCACGCAGTCAGACCCCTTCGACCCTTTCGACCCACTGAACAGCGGGAACGTCTCCGGGCAGTTCCAGTGGAACCTATCCAACGCGCTCAAGGCCATCACCGATCTGCGAGGCAACGCTTCCGTGGCGGTCCCTGCTCCCAACAAGCTGGACATCACGTATATCAACCAATACGCGAACACAGCCGTCCCGCTTCCGTCCATCATCAATAATTCCGTAGGAGTACCCACGACGACCTATAACGTCCAGCAGCACGTCGTCGGTTCAATCGACCTGTCAATCGGCCTGAGTTACATCGGCTCCACCCTGATGAACAAGCCGGACGTTACGGAGGCCGATGACCCTTACAATACCTACGAGTCCACCGACTGGGAGGAAGTGTCCAACCATACCCTGAAGACGGACATCGAAAGCATCGCACCGCAGAACTTGGCTTACTTCGACATCATGATCGGACCGGACGATTGGACCAGCGCCAACTATTCTTGGATTGCCCCTGGCGGCTGCATCCCAGAGCCGTCCGCCGACCACCCCTTCAAGGTCGTGTTCGTCGAA